CTGAAGCTATAAATGTCGGATCTATTTTTTGTTGAGGGACACCAGGTATGGCGACATAGTTTAAAGTTAAGATACCACCAGACCAGGCCAGGACTGTGATTCTGACCATTGTACTAATGATCGCTGCCTGTTCTTCGGGGTCAGGAAGAATAGCATCTTTTGCTTTAGCGAAGAGACCTTTTTTCTTCTCTTCTTTAACATCTTCCTCTACATTTTTTACTTCATCAGCCATTATAACACACTATAGGTCTTTTTATTTATGCATTTGCTGTCCAATCACTTTTACGATGCAAAGTATTCTGTCGTGGAAACAGTACTGCTTTATCTCTAGTACTCTCTCCTGGAAGAACTTGTCTTGATCCATGTAATTCATGATACCATCCAGCAAGATACCCAGATTCTCTTGGGTTTTTATTTTGTAGATATCTATTGATAGTATTTCTCAATGCAGTATCATCATCAAAACCACCAGCAAGTCCTATGTTACCAGCATAATTTGTAACTGTTATTACTCCTTGTTTAGAAAGAGTAAGTCCATGACAATAATGATAAGTTCCAGAACTTAATCCTGCTGTATCTCTATCAGTTGTAAATCCAACATTATTACCACCATAAGCTGTTCTCATAAATGCTCCATTATTACTAACTCCAATACCACCATTAGCAACAGTCTGTTCTGCTACTAGATTAGGTATATCAGTAACAGTTATAGTACCATTCATAGAAGAATGTATTTCACAATTATAATAATATGTTCCAGCCTTACGTGGACAGAAGAAAACCTGATCACCATCTGTACTAGTTCCATTACCATCTATATGATGATCATCAGCAGAGACACCACTACTAGTTCCAGTTGAGTTTGTTGTATTGATCCATAATGGATGAACAGATGCTACCGTATTTGTAAATCTAATTATATCACCAACCCGAATGTCAAGATTTGGATTAGTAGTTCCAATAGCTATAGCACCACCTCTATGTGATGCATTTGCATTATCAACAGTGTAAGCACCACCAGCAGCACCAATAGTTATATTATATCTCGCATTTAAATCACCTGCTAACAATGGAGTAGTCGTTATCCAGAAAGGATGATCCCATGTTGTTGCCTTACCTTGTACTACAATCGTAACTCTCATATTTGTATCAACAGAATTGATAAAGTAGTAAGTTCCTAATGGAACACTAGCAGTATCAAACACCAGGTTGTCTACATCATTTATCATTCCCTGTCCAGTTACATGTGTTGAAGAAACTTGGTTAGCAGTTCCTGCTGATATTGTATCCTTAAGATACCAAGTTATACTACCACCAGCATAAGACTGATGATAGAATTGAATCATATCTCCTCTCTCCAGAGTTATTGTAGGATTGTCTGCTGTTACTGGGTTCTGTTGATAACCTCTATCTGTATATTGTAATGACACATTACTACCAGACACAGCTTCAAGTGCTCCATTAACACTTCCAAAATAAGGAGGAGCAAAAGCAAATGATCCTCCTTCGTAATTCTGTAGTGCAGGGTTTGCTGCTTGGCTATGATTTGTACCTGAAGAATCATATCCTGATATTATCCATGAAGAAGCATCAGCAGCTCCATCAATCTCTTGACTATAAGTAATAGAATAGGGTTCAATACCCTTTGTCATGTCATCATACTTTGAATACTGTTGGATGTATCCAAGAAGATCATCATTAGTAAACCTATCTTTACCACTTGCTATACATGCTGCCACTCCACACACCTGTGGTGATGCCATACTAGTACCACCATAAGTATCAAAGAAGTAACCAGATCCAAGTCTTGCATCTGCATTACCAGTAGCAGTGTTAGATAAAATATTATCACCAGGAGCAAAGACATCTACATCTGAACCATAATTTGAAAAGTCTGCCTTTCTAAAATCACTATTAGATCCAAGAGCACCTACACTAATACTTCCTTTAGCTGCTTGCATAGAACCAGCACGAGATAGATACACATCACCTTCCTGACTTCCTTGAATATCCATATAATTATCCCAATCTTCGTGCTTAACACCTGTAGTAGGATCAATATATGGAACCATATAACGATCACTATTTGCAGCAGCACAAATCACAACAACTCCATCAGCAATAGCATCCTCAACATCAGCAGAGAAAGCTGCATCAAATAAAGAAACTCTATACCAACTAGAATGAATACCAAAGTCTGCATGAAGACCAACATAGTTCCATCCAGATGGATTAGGATTAGATGAATTATAAGTTACACCACGCCAAACAACTTTATTAATCTCACTTGCTGATATACTACCACCCCATCCATAATGAATTGGAGACCAACTATGATTCATCACTGTTGGATTTCTCTTACCAGTAGTACTATTAACTGGTTTATACCTATGAAATGCTCTGAAATAATCAAAGAGATTACTTGTATAAGCATGATTGTAATAGAAATTATATAGATTTGCTTCAGGAGCCCATCCATAATACTTTCCACCAGCAGTACCCATCACATGAGTACCATGATCATTAGAACTACCTGCACTCGCACAAGTAGGATATGCTGGATAATTACTATACTTTAATGATCCTCCATCATCATCAATGGAAGAAACATAACTATTCAACTGTCCGTGCCAGTCATACTGAACAAACCTATTATTTCCTGTAGTAGGACTATTCCAATCTGGATGATCATGAGGTACTTCACTATCACAAATTATAATATCAACATCTTTTCCATCACCATATATCTGTACTGTATCATCAACATAAGATTTATTCTGTACATTATTAAGTGATAATGGCCACTGATCAGCACCATTTAAATTCTCAACAGGAACTACCTTTCTTCTTTGGGTATCGTTTCCTGCACAATGTAATTTGCCCCAGTCAAGATAGTTACCATTACCTGTACTTCCATACGTACCCATCTTACCAAAGTTACCTGCCATCTGACGAGTTCTTGTTTGGGTATAAGCTAACTCTTCATTCCTTACATCTGGTCTATCTTCTAATGGTATGGCAACAGCTAAAACTCTAGAGTCTGCTCTAACAGCAGCAACCTGTGTATCATTCATTTTATAATGAGTGTTCCTACTAATAGGACGCTTCATAACACAATGAATACCATCAGATGCCATGTCTGCATAGAACCCATCCAAGTCATCCTTAGACTTAAGGGTTACAACGTAAGTCTTATCTGCCATGCTTATGCCTCTAACTGAACTGTTGTAAGTGTCACTGCAACTGTTCCTGTACTACCACTCTTATTAGTCACCTTCGCATATACATCTGTTGTAGGAGTTGCTTCATCATTCCAACCAATTGTACCTGGAGTAATTCCCTGAACCACAGCACCAGTTGAAAGAATCTCAGCAATCACACCTGATCCTGGTAATGGGTCAGTAGTCTCAAGTCTTGCAGAGTCAGCAGTTCTTGCTGCTTGACTTGTATATAAAACTACCCACGCAGCTTTATCAACTTGAATCTTTAACAATCCATAACTCTTTCCTATACTTGCAAAAGTAATATTATCTGAAGCAGCATTAGCAATAGATGATGTTGTCACAGCAGTAGTTTTTCTTGCTTGCAACCCATTAGTAGCACCAGTGATAGTGATTGTTTTAGTAGCACCTGTACCAGAAGCAGTAACATTTGAACCAACAAAGTTAAGAGTAGTAGCAGCAATATTTAACGAACTACCTTCTTCTTGTACTGTTATGGCACTAGCAGTAGCAGAAAGAGTTTCACCAGTCATGGTTAAACCACTACCAATCTTTACACCACCCTTAGTATTTGCTGCTGCTGTGGGAAGTGAATATGCAGTTGTTACTCCATCTGCCTTCCATGTGGTTCCATCCCACGTCCATGTAACACCAGCAGAAGTATGTTGGTCATTTACACTGGGACTATCTGGAAAATTTATTGCCATTGTTTATTCCTATGCGTCTGTGATTCCTAGAATTGCTGTTTTAAATGCTTCATAGTCTCCAGAAGCATTCAATGCATCCTTTAACTTAGCAAGTGGTATAAGATAACTTGCTGCTTGAGCAGATCCACCTGAGTTATGCTGTGCCACCTTAAGAAAATCTCCTTGGAAGTACACTGTATTATCAGACAAGAACAAATGTCTTATCTTATACTCTGCATTACCTAAATCATATGCTGCATTAGTATCAGGTAAAAGGTGACCAGTCATGGTTCCTTGAATACTATCAACAAATTCAACAGCATTTCCTGCTGAATTAACTCTTAAGTACTTACCTGATGCTCCAAAATAACTAGCAGGAGTATCATTAAGAGCAACAACTGTTGCTGGTGGTTCTGCTACTGGAGAAGCATCAACCCACTGATTACTACTACCATCTGCATAGTAAACTTTAAGTCTACCTTCATCAGACTTCCACCACAAATCTCCATCAGTAGGAGAACTTGGAGCACTATCATCTGTAGTAACAGTAGCACCTGAAGGAGCAGTAGAATTAATAGTAAATCCAGCAGCACTAACAGCACTAATAGAGATATTAGTTCCTGCTGTAACAAGAATATCATCATTAGTAGAATCAGATCCCTGCAATCTCAAATTTACATTACTACCAGAAGCAAGAGCTGTCTGACTATAAGTTGTATTTGGATTTCCTGAGATGGTAAATCCAGCAGCAGTAACATTTGCAAATGTTATATTTGCTCCTGCTGTAATAAGTATGTCATCATTAACTGCCTGTGAATCAGACAACCTCAACTTAACATTAGTACCATCAACAACAGCTGATTGAGTATATGATGTATCATAAGGAGCAGTAACATACTCAAGTGCAGTAGCACCTGCATTAACTCTTAACCACTTACCACCCTGACTAGTAAAGTTACCAGGAGTATCTGTCAGTCCAACAAATGTGCTACTTCCTCCACCAGAAGTAGAAGAAGGAGCCCAGTTAGATCCATTCCAACTTAATACATCTTGATTTGCTGGAGCAGTACTAGAAACATCAGAAAGAGATGCAAGATTAGTTGGTATAGATGGTTTACCAGTTAAATCATTATAAACACCAGAAAATAACGTAGGTTTATTTAATATCTCAGTGACACCACTAGTAGAATTCCAATCAACCTTCACCTGTGAAGAAGGTATAGATGGCAACCCACTCAAGTCAGCATATTGCCCACTCGTTGCAACAGTAGCAAGAGTGGGCTTATTTGTTATTTGTGCTACACCACTGGTAGCATTCCAATCAGCATTTACCTGAGCAGCAGGGATAGATGGAAATGTTGTCCATGCAATTGTGCTACCAGTAGACTTTAAGTATTGTCCAGCAGTACCAGATGAACCTGCAATCTGTAATGGTTTACCACTAGGTACATTTATACCATCCTTTGCTTCTACAGGTCCATTATCTGTATAATTAGATATCTGATTCGCAAGTAATTTTGACATACTTCTAGTCCTATAGACCTTATTTTATAAGCTAAAAGTATTTATAGTTTAAGCAGGGTCGCTTGGTTTCTCAGACTCATCACCACCAAAGGTAACAACATCCATATTCAAACTATATCCAGTTTGATCAATTCCTAACTCGTCAAAAGTTATTGTATCAGCAGCAATATTACCAGTGTCAATATGAATATGATCCTGTCCTTCACCACTATAATCTGTTGGAAATGTTACAACCTTATCAGAAAGGTAAGGTGAGTCTAATTTAAAATCATACTCTGCCTTATTCCTATAGTAACTGGTAGTATTATCAACAGCTCTTATAGGTGTAGTAAGGATCAGTTCTCTTACCTTACCAAGAGCCTCAAACATTGTTTCAAGTTGCTCATCTCTCTTGTTCTCTAATGCTTCAATGATTGCCAAGCGTAGGGCATCATCTGCTGCTTCAATATGTTTACGTATACTCATGATTTAGATTTCCTCTTACGTGTAGTAGTTTTTTTGGGTGGTGCGACACCACCTTCCCAAGCTTCATTCTCAGGTGTGTTAGGATCATTTTTTATGTAATGTCCCTTAGCATTCCTTGCTCTCTTGGGTTTACCCCATGCAGGTTCAGGAACTATATTCTTAACCTTCTCTACTAGAGACTTCTTCTTAACAGTCTTCTTAACAGCAACAGGAGTTACCGTAACCTCTTCAACTTTACGAGGTACATTGTAACGAACGTTCTGTACAGTGATAAACTGTTCAACTGGATTACCAGTACAAGTCTTTCTAATGTCAACAATATGCTCATCATACGTAGTATGCTTAACAATTGTTCTGCTTAAGACCTCATACTTCATGTAGGAAGTATCCTTTGGGTCATACTTTGTCTTACGTTTGGCCATTATATGTCACAAGGATTTTGGAATTTTGTTATATCAGTAGCAATATATTTTTCGCCACTTGATTTTTTAATAAGGAAGTCTTCACCATTCTCTATACGAGTGGTGTATTTTGTTAGATCTTCTTTAAATTCTTCTTCAGTTAGTTCAATCATTATACCATACAACAAATTTCATTCTCTTGCATATATTGGATAGACTCTTGACAACCACCAAGATTGTCATTATTCATAACAACTTGAGGAAAGGTAGCACCTTCACCAAACTGTCCATAGAATGCTTCTTTAGTAAAGTCTCTATCTAATTTATATTCAACGTATTGCAATTCTGAAAGTCCTAAGACCTGTACTATCTGTTGGCAGTAAGGACATCCATCCTTGGAATATACGGTGAAGTTTCTCATGTTTCTTTCTTAGCAGCTAGGTAATCGTTGTTAAAAAGTTCTAATCCCTCACGGGTTAACACATGATCATACATCTTATCAAAGACCTTAACAGGTATAGTACATACATTTGCACCATACTCAAAGGCTCTACCTACATCCCTGACATTTCTAATGGAAGCAGCAAGGATTTGTGTCTCAACATCATGCCTCTTATATGTATTCGCAATGTCTTTTACAAGGCATAGACCTCCAAAAGAATTATCATCTACACGTCCCACGAATGGTGAGACATAAGTTGCACCTGCTTTAGCAGCAAGTATTGCCTGTGATACAGAGAACACAAGAGTTACATTAGTAAGTATACCATCATTGCTAAGTTCATAGCAAGCTTTTAATCCCTCACGTGTGCAAGGTACTTTGATTGTAACATTATCACTGAGAGCAATGTAAGGTTGTGCTTGTTCTACCATCTCATCAGCAGTCTCAGCAACTACCTCAGCAGA